GATCCTTGATAAGATTCTCCAAGAAATATAGCTTCATTAAAATTAAAAGATAAAATAGGAGATCCATTTGGATTTTTAAAGTCTCTAAATGTTATGCCTAGAGATTCTACTTTATATTTACACAATAAATCTCTTATATTTTTAACTTGATAATCATCAACCTTAATTGCGAATGTAAGATTTGTAATAACTGGCGGATTGGTTATTATTTGAAATGGATAAGAATTACCCAATTTATATAATATATTTCTATTTGTATCTATGCTTAATGTAAAATTTTGAAGTCTATTAAATTCAAAATCATTTAATGTAACTTCTATGTCTCCATAATCTGCTATTTTTATATCATTTTTAGGCAATAGGGATAAGCTTTTATCTACGCCTTCTCCAAATTGGCCAAGTACAGTTAAATTTGCATTAAGAGTTGGTATTTGATTAACTGCGCAAGATATGGAATAATTATTCAATATACCCGAATTAAAAGCAAAATATTTATCTTTATACTCTAAATATCCGCTAAATGTACTGTCTCCTGTATAATTAATAAAATTATCAGAATCTATTAAAAGTTTATTAACCGTTATTTCTGCTGTTACTGGTTTAGAATGAGAAAAAGTAACAGTTTCCATTCCAAGGTATCTTGTAAGATCTATTGGCAAATTATAGTTAAAACTAAAGTCTTGTATTCCTAAAACTTCTTTAGAATCTATAAATAACCTTTGATTTTCTTTTACAATTCTTCTTAACATTATAAATTAATTACACTATTAATACGTGTAATAATACTAAAGGTGTAAGGTAAAAAATGAGTGATTTATCATTATATAAGGTTGATACTTGGAACCCTGTTCCTTCTTATAGGAAGAATGACATAGTATTATATGGTTATTATTATTATTATAGTTTAATTGATGATAACAAAAATCATACTCCAACCAGTGCAACCTCTAATGTTTATTGGGGAGGATACAGGTCTTATTCTTCTTTAGCAAAAACTGAATTTTTTTGGAAACCAACATATGCTTCTCAATTACAAATGAAACCAGCAGTAAATGTTCTAAAATTTGGTAATGGGTATGAACAGCGTATCGCGGATGGAATCAATAATAATAATCAAAAATTTAATTTGAATTTTGAAGGTAGAGATGAAAATGAAACCAGGGCAATTTCTCATTTCTTGCATAAAAGAAAAGCTGTAGACTCCTTCTTTTTTAATGCTCCATTTCCATATAATTTTGATATATCTCAATCTTATCCAAGAAGATTTATTTGTGATGAATGGGATGTGGCTTATATATTTTATAATAATTATAATATAACAGCAAAATTTTCTGAAACAGCAAATGTATGAGTATTAATTCCAGCGAGCAACTTGGTACAAAAAAAATATCTAACGAAAGTTCTAAATTTAATCCATCTGCTTTAATAAGTTTATATGAATTTGATTTCAGAGATTTTGGAAAAGATAGAGACGATTTAAATTTAGCGCAATTAAATTTTGGTGGTGAGATTCCAGTACCATATAATGATTCAGTATCTCTTCCAAATTATAATGCCTCAAATATAGATTCTCCACTTGGAATTTTACGTTTTCATAATATAACTATAAATTATGAAAATATTAGTTCAAATTCAAGTAGCCCAGCTTTATTCAATCAAATAATTTGGCAAGGAAAAAGATATGTTCCATTTCCAATTATAATTGAAGGATTCGAAATGATGGCTAGAGGTACTTTACCAAAACCAAAAATAACTTTTACTAGTCAAAATCAAATTGCTGTATATGATAATTTTTTTATAAAAATAAAAAATACAATAAGATCTATTGGCGATATCATTGGTCTACAAATTACTAGAAAAAGAACTTTTTTAAAATATCTTGATGCAGTTAATTTTAAAAGTTATGGTGGAATGATAAATGATGATGATTTTGTTATTGATCCAGACCCTTACGCTCAATTAAGTCCAGATATTTATTATATTGATAGAAAATTAAGAGAAAATAAAAATATTTTACAATATGAATTAAGTTCAATTTTAGATTTAGAAAATATAAAACTTCCATTTAGAACAATATATAGTGAAGCTTGTTCTTTTGATTATAGAGGAGAAGGCTGTGAATATGGCAATAATGTTTATAGCACTGAATTAAATAGTGGAGCACCAGTTGCAAATGATAAAGATGAAGTTATAAGTACTTTATTAGGAACTAGTCTTTCCGCTGCAAACCCACTTCTATGGAATAAGGCAAATGCTCAATCTTATTCAAAGGGTACATATGTTTATGTTGATTTAAATGGAATTAAGTATTATTTTATTTCAAAAATAAATAATAATACATATTCTCCATTTAATACTAATTATTGGATTGCAGATCAATGTTCCAAAAGATTAAAAGGATGCAGGAAAAGATTCAGTAGTCCGTTACCATTTGGAGGATTTCCAGCAACTGCAAAGGAATTATAATTATGGTTGAAATAGAACTACATGGTATATTAGGAGAAAAAATAAAAAAAAATAAATGGAGTCTGGCTGTAAATAGCTTTGGTGAAGCTGTTAGAGCTATAGAAGCTAATACTAAAATTTTATATAAAACTCTTTATGAGTTAGAAAAAGATAATTTAAAGTATAGAGTTCTTATAAATAAAAAAGATTTTAAAATTTTTAAAAATCCAGATGAAATTGAGAATGATCTTGAAAAAGCCATTTATTCAAATTTAACAGTAAATTATGAAACTGGAGATTTAAAAAGTATTGATATTATTCCAATTATAGAAGGATCTGGCGACGTATTGAATGCTATTGTGGGAGTTGTTATGATTGTCGTTGGCGTGACATTAATATTTACTGGAGTTGGTGCAATTTTTGGAGCCGCTTTGATTTTATCTGGACTTGCTTTAGCTGCATCTGGATTTTTATCTCTTTTATCTTCGCCTCCTCCATTTGTAGCTCCAGAATTTAATGCACCAAATGTTGCTGGAAGTAAAAATGGAGGCGGAAAATCTTATCTTTTTGATGGAGCAACGAATGTTAGGGGTGAAGGTGGACCTATTCCAATAGGATATGGAAGACTTATTGTTGGTTCTAAAATTGTCAGTGCTACATTTAATACTAGTTATGTTGTTAATACTGAACCAAGGACAACTTAATGAATCTAAAAAAAGATAATAAAAAAATTTATCCTAAAATTTTAAGAGGTGCAGGATGTTTTGTTGCTGGAACAAAAATATATACTCCTCTTGGATATAAAAATATTGAAAATATTGAAATTGGAGATTCTGTATTTTGTTTTGATAAAGATTTATCAATAAAAATTAGCATAGTTGAAAATGTTTTTGTACATCATAACGAAAAAGTAATTGATATATTCTTTAAAGATAAAAAAATTCGTACTACACCAAATCATCCATTTTTAAATCAAAATAATAAATTTATTGAAATTGGAAATTTTACTAAAGACGACTTAATTGTAAATAGATTTGGTGAAAAAATAAAAATTGATAGAATACAAATTCTAAATCAAGAAGTTACTGTTTATAATTTTACAGTAGCAAAATATAATACTTATATTGCAGAAGATATATTTGTACACAACAAAGGTGGTGGTGGTGGTTCTTGTACTCCTGGTCAACCACCAGATCCTCATACTCCGAAAGAAGTGGATGAAGGTATTTATAAATATGGAAAAAAACTTTTTTCTAGAACAGAAACTGAAGTTACAGATCTAATTTGCGAAGGACCAATTGAAGGTTTAGTAATTGGAAAATATACTTTTATTGGTCAAGCTAATCAAATTGGTTGGTCAAGTTATACTTTTAAGCAGTATCCAACAAATACTCCTTATTTAAGATCAGTATTTTGGAAAAATGTTCCATTAATTGATGACGCGGGAAATTATAATTATTCTGAAATTAATTTTAGATATGATAATGGAAATCAAACTATCGCAACAAATTTAACCAGTAAATTACCATCTTATTATAGTCCAAGTATCCCGCAAGCTTCTAGAAGTTTGCCGATAGGAGAGACTTTAAGATTTGGACCAGATTTTGTTAAAACTTATGAGTTTAAAAGCGCAAACATAAGTGCATTAATAGTATCGTTAAAAGTAACATCTCTTTATGATCAACAAAATGATCCGAATCTAGATAGAACAACTTTTGATTTAGGTTGTGGTCAATCTGTTAAAATATCTCAAACCGCAGGAGATATTAGAGATAGAGAAATAACATATGAATTTAGAATTTTTAAAATAACTCGTTTTGCAGGAACTATATTAGTAAAATCAGATACTGGAACTTCAAAAGGAAAAATTACTTCTGGATTTATTGATACTTTTAGATTTGATTTACCTACTAATCAAAATACTGACGAATTGTTAGGATGGAAAATCGATATAGAAAGAACTAGCCCAGAAAGTACAGTTGCAAATTTAAAAGATTTTGTTACAGTAGATGCAATTACAGAAATTCTTTCTGAACAATATATATATCCTAAAACTGCAATTTTTAAAAGTTTATTTACATCAGAATATTTTTCAAATGTTCCAGATAGATCATATGACGTTAAATTATTAAAAGTTAAGATTCCATCTAACTATGATCCTATTTTAAGAAGTTATAATGGTGATTGGGATGGAAGATTTTCAGATGAATATCATCCAAATGGCGTTGGCTTATATTGGACAGACAATCCAGCATGGTGTTATTATGATCTTTTAACAAATAAAAGATATGCGTTAGGAAAATATATAAAAAATAAACAAATAGATAAATGGGGAATTTACCAAATTGCACAATACTGCGATACAATTGTTTCTGATGGTTATGGAGGTTTTGAGCCAAGATTTACTTGTAATGCTATTATAAATGATTTTTCTGACGCATTTAATTTACTAAATGATATGGCTAGTATTTTTAGAGGTATGTCTTATTATGCTAATGGTTCAATTTTTGCAATCGCTGATATGCCAAAAAATCCTTATATTTTATTTACAAATTCTAATGTAGAAAATGGAGATTTTAATTATTCTAGTAGTAGTAAAAAAACAAGAAATACAGTAGCAGTTATCAGATATAATGATGCAAATTATTCCTATAAACCAACAGTTGAGCATGTTGAAGATCCAGATGGAATAAGAAAATATGGTATTAGAAAATTAGAAATTACCGCGTTTGGTTGCGCAAGTCGAGGACAAGCTTATAGACTTGGAAAATGGGCATTAGCTAGTGAACAACTAGAAACGGAAACTATTGATTTTGTGGCTGGATTAGATTCTGTATATTTAAAACCAGGAGATATTATTAAAGTTCAAGATTCAAATAGAATGATAAATAGATTAGGAGGAAGAGTTTTAGGAATTAGTACGGGAATTGGGGGTAAACATAAATTTATTCTTGACGAAGAATTTAATAATATTTCTGGATATTTTACAACAAATTTTCCAGGACAAACTTATAAATTTGAAATTCTAACACCTACATCAAGAGTAACTGGAACAAATTATTCTGATTTTATTAATAATTATGAAAGAAGCGAAATTCAATCTGGATTATTTCAATTAAATTCAACTTATGTAAATGGAATTACTGGTTATCATCCAGAAAAAACATTAACAGAAA